CCATATCAAAAGATGAATTATTCGACTATTTGAATAAAAGAAGCATAGATAAGTACAACGGTAAATTTAAAAAAAAGTCTACCATGTAAGTCTAGTTATATAGAAAACAGGGCTATGCGGATTATTAATATTGGGATTCTTAGACCAACGAGCGTGAAATTTTTTTCTTCTTTCTTCCGATTCATGTTGTAAATAATCAGCATAAAGAACACTACCATAATCAACATGTGTTCCATCTGTAAGATAAACTCTATATTTTTTTTGTTTTAAAGGCGAAATTTCTATATTCAAAATAAAATCTAAACCTAATTTTTTAGCTTTTTTAAGTTGTGGTTCGATGTATTTTTTTAGATAAGACTTTTCCATATTTAACTTCTGCTATATCGTAATCAGCATTTTTTAAATTAGCTAAATTAACTCGACTACCACAATGCTTACAATAATGAATACTATTCGAATTTTCATTCTTACAGCAATTCGAATTTATTTCTAATTTAGGCACTTTCATACAGGATTGACTTTTCCCCATGAATTAAAATGATTGATTTTTCTGGGGATTTCTTATACTAAAGCAGTTAAATTTAATTGAGTTAATATATATTCAATTATTGGACCATCTTGATTCCACGTATCATAGACTTCAGATGGAATATAAACCGAAGTTGTCCCAAGTGTATTTCCACTTGAATCTAAATAGAAAACTACAATATTACAATCAGTAGCATTGAAAGTATAATTTAATGAAAGTTTAATTTGGGTAGCTTGATTGAGATTATAAGGTTGAATTTGAACTACTGATTCCGACATATTTATCTCGAAGAGATGGGTATATAGTTAAAATTATATTATTTTATTTTAAATTAATGCTATAAAATCTACATTGTAAGTGTTAGCGCCTATATTTAGGGAACTCTCATTAGAAAGCGAGAATGTAAATTTAGTCGTAGAAACCGAATTGACCTGCATACCCACATGTTGTGATGGGTCCCCGCCAGAATTTCTCAAAGAGGCTATTACCCTTGGAGTTGAGTTAAAAGTTGCGAAGAAATCAGCATCATATGGGCCTTGTAATTGACCTGCAGTAAAACTAACACTCACACTAGCAGTTCCAAATCGCATATTAGTAATGGTGGAACCTACCGTACCAACTGTTAGCTGGTCTGTTGTGATTTTTACCGGACACACAATTCCAGTATTATTTAATGTTAATATATTTGAGCCAGCTTGTGAAAAGCCCCATGTTTTTGTACCATTTCTCCAAAATCCTGTGTCTGTTTCTCCATTTAAAGTGAGTGCTGGTAAAGAAACTGTTCCAGAACTTGCTCCAATTGTTCCAGTGATATTTAAACCAGTTGAATTAACTTTTAATCGTTGTGTTCCAGATATTGTTGTTGCGATTTCATTCGCTCCAGAGCGATAAAGTCCTGAAGTAGTATCGCCATCCAGATAGATGGATGGAGCATTTACAGCTCCAGCTTTTGAAGATAAACCCGCATTAAAGTTAACAAGTCCAGTTTCTGTTCCGCCAATAAGTTGTAAATACTTACTATTACCTGAAATAGTAGTTAATGGGTCAGTTAGAGAAGGAAATTCTAATTCATTATAAATTGATAAAACATGTGTTGGTGGTAAGTATGCACTCATTTTTATTCAAAATAACTATTTTGGATGGATATATAAAGCAATCAAAAAAAAGATTAGAAATTAATAAACATCTCACCACTTAATTAATTCTTGCACAGCAAAAGGTTGTTAAATTAGTGGAAGTGATTCCACCAGAATTAATGGTCCCACCAGTATTTTGGTATATTTTCATGGTTAAAACATAAGTTGCATTTGTAGTTATCATTCGCATTCCAGCTATTGCCGATTTAGAAGTATCTCCAGCATCTGAAGTGGCATTGCGATTAAAATCAACCCATCTTAATCCACTTCCATCTTCAATCCATATTTCTCTAACTCCAGATGTACTCGATGGAAATTGAATTTGACCAGATACAAATATCATACATGGTGCATCAGAAACAGTGAATGTAATAGTTCCAGCGGTTGTATCTAATGTAAAATAAGATGAAGGATTTGAAGAAACATTATACGAGACAACAGATACCACAGAACCTGTCGCGGTTGATTGAGCAGTCGATTTTGTCATCATTGTAGCCATAGGTATTGAAGTTTGAGCAATTCCAGTTGTATTAATTCCAGTTGCAGATACTTTTAATCGTTGTGTTCCAGAAATAGATGATCTAATTTCAGTTGGGACATCAAGAGTCATAGCAGTTCCATTTGTTACAGAAACTGTGTGATTCAAATCGCCAAATTGAAGCGTTGCAATACCCGTAGCAGACCAGCCTCCGGTGTGCGGTGTTATTCTCAGTATTGAAGTTCCAACGGCATCGTTTGTAATAGGTGCGACAGAAACTATATTAGAACTCCCACCTTTACCTCGAATTGTTAGAATTTGAACTGTTCCAGCAAAATCTGCAAGAGATGAAGTTATTGATAGTCGATTCACTCCTCCACAAGCAAAATCTATGGTATCCGCAGCAGATGAATAAATTCCAGTATTTGTGTCTCCAGTAAACGTGTAAGATGGCAATGAAACAGTTCCCAGAACATTAGAAATAACTCCAGAACCAACGAGCGATAAACCAGTTGAAGTCCAGTTTCCAACTTGTGAACCAGCACAAGCGATTCCAACCTGATTGGCAGCAGTTGCATAAAGCCCAGTATCTGTATCGTTATTCATAACAAACGCTGGAGCAGCAGCAGTCCCAGCAACTCCAAAGATGTTTAATCCAGCTGAAGACCATCTTCCAGTAGCAACTCCTGAAATACCAATACCAATCGTGCCTTGATTAACACGATAGAATCCAGAGTTCTGATTATCGATTTGAATTGCAGGACTTGCAGCTGATGAAGCTCCATTTAAAACCTGAATTCTTTGATTAAAAACAATAGCGGGGTCAATAGTTCCTCCAACAAATCTATAAATTCCTTGAGGTTGTAAAGAAATATAATTAGTTCCTTGAGAACCAATATCAATAATGTCAGTTCCAGATGAATATATACCATCATTAGTTGAACCACCAATTTGAATAGCAGGAGTTGTAAATGTTGATGAATATTGAGTTGATGCGCTTGTTCTAGGATAAACTCCAGCTGTAGCTAGTCCAGTTAGAGCAGTAAAGTTTTTAGTTGCAGAAAATGTTTGAGTTAATCCTAAAGATGCAATAGTATCAGCTCCAGTTATAGTTGGTATAGATAGATTAAATCCAGAATTAGAAATAGCCGAAATAATAGGATTAGTTGAGAATGTTTTTATTCCATTTATTGATTGATTTGTAGTTATATCAACAAAATTAGTAGATGATGGTATTTGACTAACAAGTGCAAGCTGACCAGACGAACTAGGCATTGAAAATGTGAATCCTCCATTATAAATATTTGGTGTTGATAATCCAGCAGAAAATGAACACAATCCAATAGCTGTTCCACCAGTTAGTTTTAAATATCGTGCATCAGCTTCTCCTATAGTCAATGATGCAGTTAAATTGAAATATTCAACATCATTATAAATAGGATTAAATTGCGTTGGTGGTGGATAACTTGACATTTTATATATAATGATATATTTTTTATCTTATTTTTATTCAAAAGAACTATTTTGAATGTAATATACAATTCGCAAAAGTTTTTGGGAACAAAAATGAAGAGAACCAAGAAAGTTAATTTAACGACGGGTAAAAAGTCCGATCCAAATAAAATAACTAATTTTTATGCTATCATACCAGATGAATTTAATAAGACATATCATAATCCGAATTTCAAAAAACATTTACTTAAAATTCCATTCAGGATGCTTATAGTGGGCGGTTCAGGAAGTGGAAAAACTTCAACAGCACTCGAAATGATTCATAGAATGAGTAATACATTTGAAAAAATAATCATATGTTGCAAAAGTAAAGAAGAACCATTATATGAATATTTAGAATCAAAGATACCAAAAGGAGCATTAGATTTTTATGAAGGTATTGAAAATGTTCCAAATGTTGATGAATTTAAGGGAACTGGTCAAATGCTTGCAATATTTGATGATTTAGTTTTAGATAAAAATCAATCAAGAATTGAACAATTTTTTATAAGAGGAAGGAAAATAGGTGGTGGTATTAGTTGTATGTATTTATCCCAAGCTTATTATAAAACACCAAAAACAATTAGAGTTAATTGTAATTATATGGTTTTAAAGAAGCTTAGTTCAAAGAGAGATTTAAAAATGATTTTAAGTGAATTTTCATTGGGAAAAGATGTCGATGAGTTAACTCATACATATAAATATGCTACCTCTGACCAATTAAGTTTCTTATTGATTGATGTAGATGCACCCGATGAAGCTAAATTTAGGAGAAACTTTTTAGAAATATTAGTATAATTTTTATTTATTTATTTATTTATTATTTTTTTCTATATATATTATGGCAAATCTTACTGGATATTCAAGCGGTTATCAGCAAGACAGTTTATTGGAACAGTATAGAAAGTCATTGGCAATTAAAACCGAATTGGCTCAAAAGTTTTACGATGCAGGTGAAACTACTTCTAAGAATAAAAGATTAGGTATTACGCCTATTTCTCAAACAAAAAGTGCTTTAGAAGAAGTTAGAGATAGTTCTTTTCAATCTAAAAAAGCTCTTGATAATTTGAAGTCAGTTCTTAAAGATACAGATGCTGGTGTTGTATTAGATAGAATTTTAGCTGGAAATGAAACAGTTGAATTTAATAGATTTTTTTCACCATTTTCAAAAGAAATAGCTGGACAAGCTAATATTACGCCCGATATTTTTTATCAACTATGGACAAAATATAAGGAAAAATTGGCTGCAAGTGGAACTACAGGAATATTTATACCATCTCAGAAAGCTGATATTGATGCACTTGTTGCAAAGGTTGATACTGTTATTGCAGATTTACCAGAAGCTAAAAGAATAAGAGAAATGGTTGAATATTTATTTGAAAGTGGAATGAATAAACAAATAGAATCTATCTATAAAATGCTCAATACCAAAAAAGAGTATGATAGAGTAGTTAGAGAAACAAAACTAACAAAAGATGAACTTGCAAGAGAAAAAGCTAAATGGAGATCTGATGTTGACGGAGTTATGTCTGGTCTTATCGAAGCTGAAAATGAAGCTAAAACAGCTAAAGAGCCAAATAGATTTGCAGTTTTAACTGAATTTGAAAGTGTTATAGATAAGATAGATGAAACGCAAAAAAATATACAAAGAATAGATGAAACGATATCAGATGTACAGTCACAATATGATTATGGATATATAAATGATGAACAATATAAAGACCAAATGGATAAATTAAATAATGCACGAGAAAATGCAACAAAAAGAGAAAGAGGATTAGGACAAAAACAAGGAAGAATAGAAAATATAAAAGCGGGATTAGATAAAGCATATTTGGCAAGGGAAATTACAGAAAAACAATATTATGAAGAAATAGCTAAATTAGAAGGAAAAGCAAAAAAAGGACCACCAATAACTAAGACAACAGAAGAGTTAGTAAGAGAATTAACAAATAACTCTGAGGCAATAACTACTTATAGTAAAGAAGAAATAGAGGCTTTATACAACGAAGGGTATATTTCACCCGAAGATTATAATGATGCGATGGCTTATTTAGCAGCTAAACAAAATAAGCCAAATAAACAAAAAGCTATAGTAGGTGAATTTTTATCATCATCAAGAGCTAAAAAGCCATCAGCTGAAAAACTAAGAAGAGGTGAAGAATTTAAACAAGAAATGAGCCAATATGGTAAAGAAAAAGCAGAATCTGAACATGTTAGAAAAATGAAAGCAGAAAAAGAAAAAAAGATTGGCAAACAGTATGATAAATTGAGAGAAGAAGCAGAATTAGAACAAGCTTATGTAGAATCAGGCGCTAAAGCCAAAAAAGAATATGAAAAAAAGCAGAAAAAACTACAAGGTTATAAAGCACAATCATTAGCACAAATTGAAAGAATACGAAATAATCGAGGAATAAGTGAAACCACAAAGCAAAAGTTTAATAGGGTTATTGATGAATTTAATTATTATGCAGCACATCCAGATGAACTTCCTTTGAAAAGTATAAATGTTAAGCAAATATTACAAAATAGCCCAATTACATCAAGAAGAGCATCACAGCAAGTAGTAGATGATTTAGATATTCAAATGGAAGCATGGTTAAATAATTTACCTCCAGCAGAATCACCAATAGAAGAAAAGAAGAATGCAGACGTAGTAATTGACCAAACAAGTGATGTTGTTGCCCAAATGTTAGAAGAAAATTTACTTGCAATATCAGCATTAACGCAGACTAAATTAAGTGAAACTAAAGAACCAGAACAAGAAGCTGCAATAATACAAGAAGCAAATCAAGATTCAGAAAATGCCGTGAGCTATTTTACTGCATTAATGCTTCAAGTAGAAAATCAAGGAAAATTAAAGTCAGCAACTTTAACATCAGAATCAAAACAAGTATTTGAAGGAGCAGTTAAAGCTGAACAAGTTGAAAAATTAGTTAATGAATTAAGAGCTTTGGATGAAACAGAATTGAGAAAACAAGCAATAGCACTTATGGAAAAACATGCACCTACAAATCCAACATATAATTTAAGTTCAAGACAACACACTTTAAATGCTACAAAAAATAGGAAAAATAAACTTATTGCATATATTGTATATGTTTTAACAGGAACTGTAATACCTAAATCAAAAGGAGGACGAGTTAAATATGGTCGTGGTATTGAATCAGCACAAAAATATATTAATTTTGGAAACTATTTAATTCATCAGCCAAATTTGGAAAAAGGTTATCTATCTATTAAATATCCAAGTGAAGCACCAGTAAAAGAATTTAGTAAAATACTTATTTCTGGATTATTTAGAGAAATGTTAAATGATATTTTATATGAAAATAAATTTAAAGAAGATGATTATATGGAATTAGATGATGCTGAAAAAGAATTATTTGATAGATTAATTACTTTTATTAGATTATCCAATAAAGAAGGATTAAATTTACATAAACATAAGAAGATTACAGATAAATTAAGAGATAAGAATATAAAACGATTTAATTTACTCCGTGGTGAATTAATTGCTGGAAATGATAATCCAGAAGTAATTAAAGAAATAAAAGTATTACTATTAAATCTATATAATAATGGCATTATGAATAAAAAAGATTATAATAAGATAATTGAGGAAATCTTAGTTTTATCATAAAATCTATTTATTTATTTTTAATATTTATTTTTTTTCTTTAAATATAATCAGAGAAGAATGTATGAACAGGTGCCTGTAAGTTTATCTGCTGCCCAATACCAAAAGCTATGTAGAGGTCATCCAATTCAACTTGCAAGTCATCAGATTTCAGGTCAAGGTTTAAAGAATCAGATTGCTGTTCACCCAACAACAGCAAAAAAAATTCATACTGCACGAATGAAACAAAAAGGAGTCAGAATCACAATGACACCTCATGAAATGGAATGTTCAGGTGAAGGATTGAAAGAATTCTGGGATAAGCTTAAGAATGCTGGACAATTTATTAAGAATAAGATTATTGATACTCCATTCTATCAACAAACTATACGTCCAATTGCAAAGAATCTTGTAAATCAAGGAATTGATACTTTTGTTCCAGCTCCAGCTCGTGATGTTGCTCACCAGGCTTCAAGCTTTGTTGGTGAAAAAACTGGAGCATTTGGAATTCGCGCTGGTAAAAGACGTGGTAGAAAGCCAAAAGCTACTCATCCGGCTATGGTTCCATCAAGTCATCAAACAATGGCATCTCATTATGAATTGCAAGATGGTCAACAAACATTTTTGAATCCAATGCATCCAGCTATGCATCCGCCAATTCCATATTTACCAGGTATTGGAGGTGCGGTTAAGAAAAATACCAGACAAATTGCTGTTATACCAAGAGGTAAAAAAGGAAGACGACCAGGAACTGGTGGTAGTTTTAGACCTGCATAAACTGTTCTTTACCACTCGAATCATTGCACGATAAAAGTCGAAGACTTTACAATTGCTTTGCAATCTATCTAGCCGTTCTAAAGAACCAAAGATTTTATTAAATAAAACTTTGAAGCTTAATATATATAACTAGAACTTTTGGTTCTTTGGAGTGGTCATTTGTTCAAAGAACAAAATGAATAATAGTTATACAACTGATACACAGCTGATGAAATTAGCAAAAAAATATAATATACCATTAAATGGAGTTTATATGAAAAATGAACTTGAAAATATGATACCAAATTCAGGTGGATATATAATAAATATGCAAGATTCTATAGATGGTAATGGAACGCATTGGATATCAGTTTATTTTCCTAAAAATAAAAAAAATTCATTATACTTTGATAGTTTTGGTTTAGCACCACCGATAGCTATTATTAAATTTATGCTAAAATATAGTCCAAATATTATCACAAGTGATGAGGAAATTCAAAATATCAATTCTGGATTCTGTGGACAATACTGTTTATATTTTTTACATCAAATGTTCCATAATAAAGGAAGTATGATGAATAAATACAATAGATTTATAAAAATATTTGGAGATAATTTAATAGATTTTGAATAAAATTTATATGATAATATATAATCATTATGGCAGAAGAAGCTTCAGGTGTAGTTTATCCATTAATCTTAAACAGTGCAGGTTTGCAAGCAAATCAATATAATAATACATATAGATATACATTTCCAGCTGGTTCAGTTCAATTTTCTAAATCAAAAGTAGCAGTTGGAACGGTTAATATCTATTATTCATGGTTTAATATTGGTTCGACCTATAATAATCAATCATACCAAATAATTTTTCCAACATTTGCAGGCACAACCACTTTAACCATTACAATGCCAGATGGATATTATGACGTATCAAGTATAAATTCATATTTACAACAAATTTTTATTACAAATGGGCTTTATTTAGTTAATGGTAGTGGTCAAAATGTTTACTATGCAGAATTCATAACCAATCAAAATTATTATGGAATTCAATTCAATAGTTATCCAGTTCCAATTGCATTACCTGGAGGTTATACAAATCCAGGTGGAATGACTTTTCCAGTTGTAGCAGCAACTCCTCAATTAGTCGTCCAAGCTAATAATTTTACCAATTTAATTGGTTTTACAGCTGGGACATATCCTACAGTTGCTCAAAATACAAATTATAGTGTATTATCATCATATACTCCGCAAGTTAGTCCTGTTCAAAGTATTATTTTAGCTTGCACTCTTTTAAATAATAGATATTCAAATCCAGGAACTGTTTTATATAGTTTCACACCAGCTGGAGCCACTTTTGGAGGTATAATTCAATCACAACCAGCTTTTCCTTCTTGGATTGATATTCAAGATGGAAATTATCCAAATTTTGATATTCAATTTTTAGATCAGAATTTTAATCCTTTACCAATTAATGATACTAATTTAGTTGTTCAATTGTTAATTAAAAAGAGATAAAACTTTAATTATTTTTATTTAAAATAACTATTTTAAATGATATATAAAGAAATGGTAGTTCATTTTCATATTGGTCGTGGTGCACGCCATCAAAGACTAAATATTCATACATCAGGACAAGGCGCACATGTTAAAAAGCATAAAATAGGAAGTGGTATATATAAATTGAAACATGCCATGCAGATATCAGAACAAGAACCAGAACCAAGTAATTTAAATAAATTAAGAAGTTCATTGAAAAGATTAAATATTGGGCATGGACAAAAAACAAAATATATAAGCTTTTGAGTATAATTTGCCTAAAACTCGACCGCTTTGCGTGTCAACGCAAGTTTTAAAAAATGAGTTTAACTCATTTTAAGCTAATTAATATTTATTTTGAATAATTATTTTTTTTTTATCATATATATAAGCTAAAGATGGATTACGAACTTTACGAACAAACTATTGAGACTCCTCATGAGGAAAGATGCACTACGGATAAAGATATGCTCTATGTGATTGACCAAAATAATGGGAGTTATAATGGGCAAATTCAATTCGATACATCTTCTTTATCAAACTCAGGAAGATGGTTAAGTTTTTCTGAAGGATATTTTGAAATTCCATTTGTGCTAACAATGAAATCAAGTGCAGACCTTACAGCTTTAAATGTTAATGCATTTACTGCTGGATTAAAATCAGGTGCGTGGAATATTATTGATTCTATTCAAGTAGACTATAATAACACAAATGTGGTACAATTACAGCCATTTACTAACTTTTATATTAATTATAAAATGCTTACTCAAACTTCAACATCTGAACTTAAAAAATGGGGTCAATTGCTTAATTTTATCCCAGATAGTGCCGGTTCAGAAAGATATTCAGCTGCTGGAACAAGCGCAAATGGTGATGGAATTAGTAATAATGTTGTTTATCCATTAACTGCGCCTGTTTATCTTGGTGGAGCAAGAGATGCTCATAATGCTGGATATTATGAAAGATTGAAATATACTTCATTTAATGCTACTACATCTCCAGCTCAAGTTGGATATGGATTACCAACTCTAACAACTGCTGCTCAAGCTCAAAATGCTGCTAAAAATATTTTACAAAATAATGCTGGTGCTGCTGCTGCAAGAGTCTGGCAATGGAGTTTCCTTCTAACTATAAGGCTAAAAGACTGTGCCGACTATTTTGACAAGCTACCATTAGTTAAGGGAGGTTTTATGCGTTTTGTTATTAATTATAATAGTTTTAATACTCAACTTCTTTTTGAAGCCGCAGGTCCTCCAACTGCATTAAATGTTAATGCCGCTGGAATTACTGTTAGAAGTGGAAGAACCAATCCAATAATGATATCTTCAGCTGCTGCCAATAATCCATTTAATTGGGCTTTTGCTAACGTTCTAAATGCAGGAACTGTTGATTTTTCTTGTGGTGTTGTTAATTGCACAAATAGCTTTACAACTACAGCTACATTACCAGCTTGTAGATTATATGTTCCGGCCTATTCCCTTACATCAATTAAAGAACAAGCATTGACATCTTTGCAACCTGTGAGAGAAGTAATTTATACTGATATTTATAATTTTAATATTTCAAATGTTAGTGCTAATAATTCATTCCAACAAATTTTAACCAATGGAATTGTAAATCCTAAATATGTAATAGTCGTTCCACAATTAAATGGTTCTCAAGCAAATGTTGGTTGGTTTGCTGCAAATAATAATCCTGAATATCAAAGTCCATTTTCTTCAAGCCCTGCAACTACTGCACCACTGGCTTCAATTACTAACTTTAATGTTCAAATTGGAGGCCGAAATATTTTCCAACAAAACTTTAATTATGACTTCGAAACATTCAAAAATGAAGTTGTTTCAGTTAATGCCATTAATGGTGGTGTAGTTAATGGTCTTGCAAATGGATTAATTTCCAAATATGATTGGGATAATGCATATCGTTATTATGTTGTAGATGTTGGACGAAGAGAACAATTTGAAGATATTTCTCCTAAGTCAATCTTAGTTCAAGGAACTAATAACACTTCTACCGTAATGGATTACTTCTGCTTTGTCGTTTTTGAGAGAAAGATTAAGATTAATATGCTTGATGGTTCACTTGTATCTGGTTCTGCTTAAACATCTTTAACCCCAAATATATTTATTTTAATTAATTTACCCGCAAACTGCTAAGTTTGCCAAAATGAATGTGATTCATTTTAATTAATTTACCCGCAAACTGCTAAGTTTGCCAAAATGAATGTGATTCATTTTAATTAATTTACCCGCAAACTGCTAAGTTTGCCAAAATGAATGTGATTCATTTTAATTAATTATTTTAATTTTTTAAATCTAACCCTTGATATAGTATGTCGGAAGTTGAAGTTAATATCGAAGATAAAAAAGCTGAATTCTTTAAGGATGTAGAGCAACCAAAAAAGACTAAAGCAAAGCCAAAGAAGGAAGTAATTATGACCTGGGGTAAATATAAGGGAAAGCTTGTCAAAGATATTCTATTATTTGATGAGAAATATGCATCTTGGTTATATAAACAAGAATTTGTGCAGAAGTTTGATGACATTTATAAAGTTCTTGATGATTATTTTAAAAATTAATTAATTAAAAATTTTCCCCTTAAAGAAATAACTATACTTATATATACACATTCGAAGTCAAATAAAATTGTGAAACGATTTTGAACTATTTCGAAAAATGGTTAAAGAATATATTTGTGATTGTTGTGATAAAAAGTGGGCTGATAAATATAAATATGAGAGACATCTAAATGCAAAAAAAATAACTGGTGAGAACCGAAAACCTCAAAAAGAACGTTGTGATAAAAAAATATATGCCTGTGGCTTATGTGGAAAAACATTTAGAGATAATTGGTTTTTAGGTAAGCATACAAGTTGTAAAACTAAAAATACAATTAAAGTTTAATTTAATTATTTATTTTTTTTAAATAATTTTCCCCTTAAAGATATACCTATATTAATATATACCCCAAGATAAAAAAATAATTATCATCATATAGCAATGGACCCAATCATTGCAAATGCACCTATTCAACAATTTGCCCGAAAAGCGCATTTTTGGAGATATGTAAATATCCTACGAAATCAAACTAACTTACCAAGTCATGTAGGTTATAGATATTTCAATGCACGAGAATTAGAAGCTGAGTATATAAGATTAAAAAGAAGACAAACTCAGCAAAATATTGCAAGACAAGCTGTCCAAGTCAATCAACAAAGACAACAAAGAATTATTAGACAAGAACAACTTAATAATGTTCAGAGATTCTTTATGAATCCTTTAGCAGATGCCGAATTAAATATTACAAATATACCAATTAGAGAAGTTATCCCAAATATTGTTCTTCGACCTGGATTCTCTCTTTTACTTAATGCTGAAGAAACATATTGGACTGTTAATACAAATAATATGGATAGAATTATTAATGATTTAAATGCAGAAGTTCTTGAAATAAAAGAAATGGGAGGAAGTGATGCTCAAATTATTAACGTAATCAACAATCCAAATATTCAAGTTAAATTTATCTGGAGACGAGCCGGAAGACAGAGACCAAATGGAGGTTATTTAAAATATTATAATAAGCTTGATAAAGTTGATTTATCAAGATATGGCATCTATAGAAATGCTGATGAAACTAATGAATATAAACTTAACTGTTTAGAAATTGCTCTTATTAATGGAGGTATCACTCAAGATAAAGTAGATAAAGTTAAAACAATGATTAGAACAAGATATGTGCCTCAGAAAGACTTAAAGAAAGTCGCAAAACAACTTAACATATATATTGTATTATGTTCATTGAATAATCATAAAGATAACTTATATTATGGAAATAAACAAGACCCAAAAATAAATTTAGGTCTAATTGATGAACATTACTTTTTAATTGAAAAGACAAACTATACATCGTTCTGCATCAATAATTATTTTGAAGTATGTCCATTTAAAGGAATTCCTTTAAATGAAGAAAAAGACTTCAATAAAATTTATAAGAAAGAAAGTAAAAAATTCAAGAGAATCGAGAATAGATTTATTAATTCATATGATATTGTTAAGATACTTTTGGCTAAAAAAGAAACACACTTACAAGAAATTAATATGACTAATTGTGGCACTTTTAGTCAATATTCTAATAGGTCATTTGAATATACTATTTTACCTGAAATTAATGAGAGCGAAGCTAAATTATGTGAGCCAAATCAATTGATGAAACCAAAGATATTTTTAGATAAATATGATTTTAAAACTGGTATTTCAACTTATCATCCTTATGAGTTCTTATACTTTGATTTCGAATCCATCACTGATTTTGAATATAAAGAAGAAGAAGAAGTAAAAACTAGACATGAACAATACATGATTTGTAGTGAAACAAGAACTGGTCAAAAGAAATGTTTTATTGGATATAGTTGTGCTCTTAAATGGCTTCAATCATTAGATAAAAACTATGTATGTATTGCTCATAATCTCAGATATGATTTACAATTTCTAATCAAATATCTCAATAATGTCAGTGATATGATTAAAACTGGAAATAAGATTAAATCTATTTCTGGTGAATTCTATAATAGAAATACTGGTAAAACAATCAAACTACATTTCAAGGATTCATATGGTATTATTACTATGCCACTTAAAAAGTTTGGAAAATGCTTTAATCTAAATGTCAAGAAAGAAGTTATGCCATATGAAATCTATAATAAAAATACAATTAATAAGACTCTCATTGATTATAAAGAAGCAGAACAACATTTAAGTGAGTCTAATTATACCGAATTCATTAAAAATATTAATGAATGGAAATTAGTTCAAGGAAATAAGTTCAATCATATCGAATATGCAAGAATCTACTGTGAAATGGATGTTCAAGTATTAAAGAAAGGATATGAAATTTTTAGAGGATGGATGCAAGAAGTATGTAATTTAGATATTGATAACGCTGTATCAATCCCTCAATTGGCAAATACATATGGATTGAATAGAAATGTATTTAAAGGATGTTATAAAATATCTGGAGTAGCACGTGATTTTATTCAGAAATGTGTTGTTGGAGGAAGATGTATGACACGTAAAAATAAACAATTTAAGATTAACCATGATGTTGACGACTTCGATGGTGTGAGTCTATATCCAAGCGCAATGCATAGAATGGCTGGATTTCTTAAGGGCAAACCAAAGGTATGGAATTCAGGTATCGATTTATCTAAAGTAGATGGATACTTCATTGAAATTGAAGTCGAAGACATTAAAGTAAAAAGAGACTTCCCATTGCTTTCACGCAAGAATGATGAAGGTATTAGAATCTTCAGCAACGATATACGTGGCACTGGTATCTTTGTTGACAAGACAAGTTTGGAAGACCTAGTCAAATTCCAAGGATTGAAATACAAAATCCTTAGAGGATACTACTTCAATGAGGGAAGAAATATAACCATTCAAGCATTCATGAAAGAGCTATTCGAAGAAAGACTTAAGAAGAAGAGTGAAAAGAACCCAATCCAAGAAGTTTATAAGCTCATCATGAATGCATTCTATGGCAAGCTAATCATGAAGCCAATTGACACTAATCATAGCTTCATCTATGGTAAAGATAAAATGAATGAGCATTTATCATATAGATTCAATAGTATCATTGATTATGTCAAAATTACAGAAGGTATGTATATTGTTAAAGAATCACGAAGTATAATGGAGCATTTTAGTATGCCACATTGTGGTGCTGAAGTTCTAAGTATGTCAAAAAGAATTATGAATGAAGTCATGTGTTTAGCAGAAGATATGGGTATTGAAATCTATTACCAAGACACCGATTCAATGCATATTGATGCTAGACTCGATAAAAATGGTAAGTCTGGTGTTGATAAATTATCAGCAGCATTTAAGAAAATGTATGGTAAAGAACTTGTTGGTAAAAATCTTGGACAATTTCATAGTGATTTTGATTTCAAGAGTGATGTTCAACCTATATCAGTTGAATCAGTCTATTTAGGTAAAAAAGCTTATTGTGATAAAGTTAAAGTTGTCAATCAAGGTATTGTAGATTATATGTATCACGCACGAATGAAAGGTATTCCAGGTGAATGTGTTGAAGAAGAAGCAAAAAAAAATTATAATCAAAATATTATTTCTATGTATGATGATATGCTCAATCATAAACAGATAATATTCGACTTAATTCAATTCTGTAAATTTAAATCTGAGAATAATTTTACAACAACAAACCATAAAGAATTCAAACGCTCAATCCTTTTCTAATTATTTATTTATTTTTCAAATTGATATTAATTATTAACTTAAATAAAAAGATGGGTATATAATATATATCTACAAAATGAGAATTGGTCGTGTTTATAAAATTATACCATCTCAAGGTAATGAATGCTATGTCGGCTCTACATTTGATACTTTAAGAGATAGATTAAAGTATCATAAATATAATTATGAGTCTTTTAAATTAAATAACTTTAGATATTTAACTGTTTTCGATTTATTTAATAAATATGGAACTAATGGATGTAAAATTATTTTAATAAAAGAATATGATGTATTAGATAGAAGACATCTTGAAGTATATGAAACTCTATGGATGAAAAAATTGAAATCTATAAATAAAATTGAACCAGTTGCTGGTTTGTTAAAAAAAGATTCTAAAAAACAATCTAATAAAAGATATCGGGATGAAAATAAAGAAGAAATAAATCAAAAACAACGTCAAGCTTTTGCTAAATATAAAGCAGATAATAGAGAAAAATATCTACAAAGTAAAAAAAATTCCTATAATAAAACCAAAGAGTATATAATATGTGAAATATGTGATTGTGAAGTTATGAAAAGAAATATAAATAGACATAATCAAACAAATAAACATATTAATAATATTAATCATTAGAAGCGCAATTTCGTTTAGCCCATCTTTTCAAAACATATTCATTTCTATATTCTTCTTCTGTCCATATACAATCACTCTTCATTCTATCAAGCTGATAAACTATATATCCAAGTTTAGTGAGTGCCGCCACTATCTCTTCTTTATAGTCTTCAGAATAATCATAATTTTGAACTGCATCCCAAATTGTTTCCGTACTTTCATGTAATGAATCCGATAACATATCCTATATATTATAAACTATATTTATTTAAGGGGAACTTTTTTTGCAAAAAAATAAATATATAATGATATAGTATGTTATTATTAGAATTATTTAAAGGAACAGGCTCTGTCGGAAAAGTTGCAAAAAAATTAGGTTTTGATGTAATAAGTGTTGATATTGAAGAAAAATATGAACCAGATATACTAACTGATATACTACAATTAGATTATACAAAATTACCTGTGCCAGATTTTATCTGGGCTTCACCTCCTTGTAATACTTATAGCACTTTAGCTTATCCTTTGAGAGAAAGAGATATAAAAACAGCAAAACCTCTAAGTGATAGAGCTAAAATCGGCACAAAAATATTATATCGAACCTTAGAAAT